GTAGTCGGCGGCGGGCATACCCCGGACGGTGTAGGTGCCGCTGTTGCTGGAGAGCTCCGCCTGATCGCCGTCGAGCTGTTGCACGCCGATGGGTGAATCAGCAGGCAGACGGCCCACGATGTCGGAGAGGAGGCGAGCGGGGAGGGTGATGGCGCCGGGGGTGAGGACGGCGGCGGGGATGGTGGTGGTGATGCCGAGGGACAAGTCGTAACCGGTGAGGGTCAGACCGTCGTCAGAGGCGGAAAGGAGGACGTTCGCCAGGACCGGGTGCGAAGGGCGGGAGGCGATGGCGCGGGAGACCAGCTGCAGGGCGGTGGTCAGCTGAGCCTGGGAGGTGGTGAAGTGCATGGAGGAGGCTGCCGCCGGTGCCGGCGGAGGGGTGGTAGGTGGTGGGGAGGAGCTGATCGATCAGGGCGGTGGGCGGATACCAGGTGCCGGCGGTGTTCATTGGCTGTCTCGGCGTTCAGCCAGCGCGCTGAGCACTTGACCTGCGGGCACGCTCAGCACTCGTTCGCGGTAGTTGAAGCGGTGCGCTTCAGGCGGCGGCGGAGCCGATGGCAGCCAGTCGGCCTGCACATCGGACCACTGCCGCCAGCAACCGGCCACGTAAGCCCACCGGTGCGGGCCGAGGGTGGCGTGGTCGAGGTGGGAGCCGGTCATGCCACCGACTCCGCAAGGTGTTCGGCCAGGTCGAACAGCTCGACCTGGTCCGGCTCGCGTGTGTCTTCCACGGCGATCGCCATGTTCCGCACGGCCTGGTTGAAGTAGCTCTCCTTCAGCTCGATGCCGATGCCACGGCGACCGAGGGACACAGCTCCGTAGACCTCGCTGCCTACACCCATGAAGGGGGTCAGGACGGTCTCGCCGGGGTTGGAGCGCAGGCAGATGGCCCGGTCGATCACGTCCAGTTGCAGGGGGTGGACGTGCTTCTCGTCATCAGGGTCCTTGCTGTCGCGGAACGGCAGCACCCGGCCCATGCTGATGTCGTCCCAGATCGAGGAGGCGTAGCGGCGCCAGATCCAGTGGCTGTAGCGGTTCTCCGTCTGCTTTCCCTTCCAGCCCCTGTAGCGCAGCAGCTCCTGAGGGATCGGGCACTCGCCGGCGTAGTGGTCGAGGCCCGTGGGATTGGCGATCGGGATGGGGTTGGTGCCGCTGCGGCGGAAGATCAGCAGATAATCAGCGGAGGCAACGCCAGCGAAGGCGGCATCGTCAACGATGGTCTTGTGGGCCAGGTTCTTGACCATCGTCCGGTTGCGAACCCACAGGGGCTCCTTCCAGATCGTGTGTCGGGCGACGTAGTGCCAGCCGTGGGCCTCGTGCAGGGCAATAATCTTGCCGGGCAGGTCCATGAGGGAGTCCTGGCCGCTGTTACCCGATGGGATGTCTGTGCAGTGAACAGCCGTCAGGCGACCCGGAAGGGTCAGGCGGTGCAGCTCTTTGACCACGTAGCCGTAGTGGCTCATGAACTGGTCGTAGTCGCTGCAGTTGCTGATGTCGCGCTCGTTGGAGCTGTAGACATACAGCCCAGCGAAGGGTGGGCTGTAGATGGAGAAGTGGACAGACTCACCTGGGAGTCCGCGCATCACCTCGATGCAGTCGCCGTTGTAGATGGCGTAACGGTCCGTGATGACATCCATGATGGGAGCTTGATGGGGGTGTTGGGATAGGCGGTGCGCTGGATTTCCAGCGAGTGGTTCATCTCGGTGACGAGGCTGGAGAACATGCGCTCGGCTTGCTGCCGCTTGCGGTGCAGGTTCTCCATGATTCGGCGTTCACCTTCGGTGAGCACGATGTCAACGGTGACCGGCCGCTTCTGGCCGAACCGCCAGCAGCGCCGAACCGACTGGTAATACTGCTCGAAGCTGTGAGACGGGAAGTAGGTGATGTGGTTGCAGTGCTGGAAGTTCAGCCCCCAGGCCCCGATCTTGGGTTTGGTGATCAGAACGCGGGCGCGACCTTCGGCGAAGTCGATCAACCGCCGCTCCTTCACCTCGTCACGATCCGACCCGGACACCTGAATGGCGCCGGGGATCAACTGCTCCAGCAGATCACCCTCCTCGTTGAGGTGGCACCAGACCAGGGCAGGCTCTCCTGTGCTGGCCACCATGGCGGCGGCCTGTTCGCAGCGCTCGCGGACGGTGCGCTTCTTCTCGGCCCGCTGTTCCCGCAGGTCTGTGGCCGGAAGCGCAAACAGCATCCCCTCGGGCACTGTCTCGGTGGCAATCAGGTGGTCCACCTCCCGCAGGGGTGGCAGGGAGAAGCGGCCGTCATGGAAGCCCAGATCAGAGGGCTTGCGGCAGGCTCGGGCCCAGCTGGTGACCCATCGCCAGAACGGGGTCTCTGCGTGCCCCTTGAACCGCCATTTCGGAGCCTCTCCGTACATGCGCCGGCTGGTGAGGTTGTTCTGGTCGTTCTTGAAGAACCGGGCCATCATGTCCATGTGGCCCATGTAGCCCAGGGCTTCGGAGCTGGTGCCGAGTTCGATGAAGTCGTTTGGGGCGGCGGTAGCGGTGGCCAGGAGGCGATAGGGCACCTTCCGCATGAACCCGGTTATCTCATTGCGGCGGGCCCCGTCGAAGCTCTTGAGGATGCTGGACTCGTCGCACACCACTCCAGCGAAGTCGGCCGGGTTGAAGTGCTCCAACCGCTCGTAGTTGGTGATCACGATCCGACCTGGGACGCTGCCGTCGCTGCTGCGGTGGCATTCGATCCCGAACTTCTCACCCTCGCGGATGGTCTGCGGCCCCACAGCGAGAGGCGTCAGGATCAGGACCGGGCGATCGGTGTAGCGGGCCACGTTCTCAGCCCAGGTGAGCTGCATGGCGGTCTTGCCCAGGCCGCAGTCCGCGAAGATCGCGGCGCGACCCTTGCGGACAGCCCAGTCCACAAGAGAGCGCTGGAAGTCGAACAGAGCATCCGGCATCCAGACCGGCTCGAAGCCATGGGCGGCGCCCGTGTGGATCTTCTGCTCCAGGAAGTCGCGGTAGGCGGTGCTCACGCCGACACCTCCCCCACCGGCTGCAGCTGCTCCAGCCAAGCGGTGAAGCGTTCCTGATGCTGCTGGTAGGTCACCAGCGAGAACACCCGATCACTGACCGCGATCCCGTGCGCGGCGTCATAGGCGGCCCACTGACGTGAGAGCCACGCGATGTAGTCGCCGCCGGTGCCGGAGCGGCGCCAGACCGCCAGGCGACGCACGCTGTGGGCTTGTAGGTGGTTGCTCATCGCGCGCTCCGGCAGGCGGCCCAGTCGGTGGGGCCGCAGTGGCGCACGACGTCGGCGATCACCGGCCGCAGCAGGATCAGGGCGAAGACGAGGGCGAAACCCAGCCCGATCCGGCGCAGGGGCCAGTCGAGGAGGTAAGTGCCGACCTGCTGGGCCAGCGTTTGGCGCTGGTGGCAGGGGCGAGGCGGAGGGGGGCGGCGCATGGTGGTGCTTGCGGTTGGAAAGGCGATCACGCCAGGTGAGCGAAGTCGCTGGGGGTGTCACCCATCAGCTCGTCGATCCGGACGAGGTAGCCGAAGTAGCGGCGGCGAGCATCGGCGGCCTGCTGCCTCAGCGTCTGGGCCTGCTGCTCGGCCTCAGCGGCGCGGGCTTCCAGCTCGGCGGCCTGGGCCCCGGCGTAATGGGCGTGGACCCGCAGATCAGCGACGCGGGGGTGACAGGAAACGATCTCGTTCATGAGGCGAGGACGGTGAGGCAGGCGGTGGAGGGGTCGGGGCAGACGGCGGCGTCAACCGTCGGCATCTGCGCCGGGGGGTTGATGCTGAGGATGTAGCCCTGGGCCAGCAGGGTCTCAATCCGCATCAGCAGATCGGCCATCTGGTGCTGGCCGAAGGATTCCATTGAGACCAGCTGCTGCCGGCGGCCGGGGCCGGAGCGGGACTGGGGCTCACTGACGCGGAGGCTGTATCGGTCGCGGGGGAGGGTCATGCCAGGGGATCGTCAAAGGGGTCAGGGGTGCACATGGGGCGCTTGGATCGGTAGTCGCCGCACCAGTCGGATTCGGTGACGCGGGGCCAGCAGGCCTGGGGGTGTTGCCCACGGACGGGCAGGCCGAAGGACTCGGCTGTGGCGCTGGGGGCATGGCGGCGGCACTCGATCAGGCCGTCAGAGCTCACCCGGCCATAGGTGCAGGTGGCGCAGGTCACGGCGCAGGTCACCGGACCCCCTTAGGCAGCACCAGGAAGCTGGTGAAGCCCACCTGCCGGACGTCTGCCAGGCCCAGCCGATCGAGGCGGCCCAGGCGGGCGGTCGCCAGCAGCTGGGAGCAGCCCCACAAGCTGGCGAGGGTGGCCACGCTCACCGGTTCAGTGAGCGGGAGTGAGCGGCGGAGCTGCACAAGTCGATCGAGGTCGGCGGCTGGGGGATCGCGGAGAAGCGATCGGTCGAGGGTGTCGGGCATGGCTGGCTGAGGGTGTGGTGGTGGGCCAGGCGCTGGCGGAGCAGGGCGGCGGTGCCGACCAGTCCGGAGTTGAGGCCGAGCATCACCAGCCCGGCGGTGGTGAAGATGGCGGCGAGGGCTCCGGTCATGACTCGATGGGGGTGAGACCCGCGGCGCGGGCGATGCACGCCTCCAGCTCGACCAGCTGCTGGTGCAGCTGCATGGCGGCGCTGGGGGTGATCTCCTCCTCGAGGGCGATCGCGTTCTCGGCCATGGCCTGAGCTGTGGTGATCGCGGAGGAAAGCTGGTCGCCCAGCAGGAGGGCGACCGGTTCGTTGAGGTAGGGAGCCATCAGAAGGGGCAGTCAGAAACGTCACCGAGCTCAGCCACCTCGGAGGGGCGGCTGGAATCGCCGGGCAGGTAGCGGGCGGTCTCGGGGGCACCGGCAGCGCCCCGGCTGGTGGCGGCCAACGAGTTGGCGGCGGCGGCGGCCAACGAGTTGCTGGCGGCCTCCAGCTCGGCCAGCAGATGCTCCAGCTGGGCCAGCAGGGCGTCCACCTGCTTCACATTGGCCAGCAGATGATCCAGCCGGGTCAGGCGGGCGTCCACCTGCTCGGAGGCCATCGGCTGGGCGCCGGGGTAGACGGCGGGGCCGGTGGTGGTGACAGGGGCGAGGGGGGTGGCGGCCATGGCTGTTGTGGTGGTGGCGGTTCAGGTTGGAAAGCGGAGTGGCCCGGCTCAGCGGCCGGGGCCGTGGGCGGCCCAGAGCTGGGCCATGTCGCGGCGGTACTCGGCCTCCTCGCGATCGGCGGCCTCCTCGTCGAAGGGCTCGCTGATCGTGATGACGAACGGCGCTCCGTCGGCGATGAACAGGGCGCCCATCTGCAGGACGTCGCTGTCGTCGGCGCAGTCTTCAAACGCCTCGGAGGCGAACTGAAAGCGCGACTGCAGCTCGTCCTCCACCGCCTCGCCCGTCTCAATGACGGCGCAGAGGTGGTGATCGAGGAGGTCGTCGAGGTCGGTGATGGCCTCGACGGCGAGGGCGGGAGCGGTGAGGGTGGCCATGGTTCGTGGCGGGTGGTGGTGCGCGGGGGGTTGCCCCATGACCGAACTATAGCCGCTTCCAATGCCAATGGCGATCGCTTTACGAAAGTTCGCGGCAATCAGCGGATCGACCAGGACCGGCCCGTCACCAGCTCCGCCCCCGGCACGGCCTGCCCAGCCTTGAGGGCGGCCTTCAGCGCGGTCTTGTCCGGCGCGTAGGTCCGCCGCTCGCGGAGGAACTCCGGCGGCAGCTCGGCATCCGGGTCGATCGCCACACTCTCGGTGCGGCGGCTGGTGAGCTCATGCGCCGGCAGGCTCCAGCGGGTGGCGTCGGGATCGATGCCGGCCAGGGCGGCCAGCAACCGCTCCTGCAGGGCGTCAGCCCGGCGGGCGTCCACGTCGGCCAGGTCGCGCAGGCGGTCGCTCTCGGCCCGTCGGTAGGCGGCCTGAGCCCGCAGCTGGGCGATCACCCAGCAGTAGGCGTCAGCCTTGCGCTGCAGGGCCTCGCGATTGCCGGCCTCGCTCAGCAGCAGGGCCTCGAGGGCGCCAGCGGTGTCGGTGTTGAGGTCACCATCCTCGGTGTGCAGGCCTTCGGCCAGTTCACTGATCTGCCGCTGCAGGGCCATGGCCTCACCGGCCAGGGCGAACAGGGAGGGCGCCGGGGCCTCGACGGGAAGGGGGGTGGTGGTCATGGGTCTGCGGTGGTGGGATGCGCTCCGGTTGCCAACTGGAAGCGCCTATGTACGATAGCGGCGCCATCGGGCCCGGCTCGATGGACTTGGCACGGCTCCTGACCCACGAACCACCATGAATGGCCACCACCACCGCGAAGAAGACCGCCGCCACTGAAGAGATCGTCGTCATCCAGGCGCCGGACTTCCGCCTGCTTGAGCTGGAGATCGAGGGCACCAGCCCCCTTGTCATCAACCGCTTCAGCGCCAAGGCGATCGAGATGATGCGGGCGACCCAGGAAGCCGGCAGCACCGCCAAGAGCAAGAAGGCCCGGGAGCCGAAGGACTTTGATGCCCTGTTTGAGAACGCCAAGCACGTCAGCGAGGACGGCTGGGAGGGCATCCATGCCGCCGCGTTTCGCAACGGGGCGATCAGCGCCTGCCGGGCCTGCGGCTTCAAGATGACCCACGCGAAGCTGGCGTTCAGCGTTCACGCCGACGGTTACGACAGGGTGGACGGTGCCCCGCTGGTGCGACTGACCCACGGGACCGCGGAGCAGTACGTAGCCCCCACCAGGAACGCGACCGGCGTTGTAGACCTGCGCTGCCGCCCCATGTATCGCCGCTGGGGCGCCAATCTGCGCATCAAGTACGACGCGGGGATGTTGACGGCGGCCGACGTGACCAATCTGATCGTCAGGGTCGGTCTTCAGGTCGGCATCGGTGAAGGTCGGCCCGACTCAAAAGCCAGCGCGGGCCTAGGTTTTGGGCTCTTTTCCGTCATTTGATCAGCGGTTCCCCTACCACTGATCCCCAGGGCGCCGCTGACCCCGGCGCCCTTTTCGCAGGCAAGGCAACGAATTGACGGCTCGGTAGGCGGGGCAACGCCGGCGAGGCTTGATAGGCGCGCCGATGCTGCGCTGCCCATGGCAGGAGTCGCAAGGCCTGCCCTGGATCGGAAACGCAAGCCTGGGAGCGGCTGGCATGGAGTGGATCGACAGCACAGCGCGGGGACAGGCCGGCCAGGCAATGCGCCGCCCGGTAGGTGGGGCGTGGTCGGCATGGCGGGCTAGGCGTCGTCGGGCTCGTCACGGCATCGATCGGCTGGCATGGTGTGGCGCGCTCAGTAGCGATGGGATGGGCACGGCCGACATGGCCTCGATGGCTCGGAACCCGTGGCGCTGGTGGGCGCGGCCGGCATGGCGTGGCGACGGATCGAGCGCTGAGGCACTGCGGGCCAGGACTGGCATGGTTGGCATGGAATCGCTGGCTCCGCAAGGTGAGGCTAGGTGCCGAAAGGCGCCGAACCGCTGGCGTGGTCACACCAGGGAGGCAGGGCGATGCACGGCCGGCAACGCGACGCGTGGCATGGCACTTCAGGGCCGGCAAGGCGAGGGATCCGAGGCTTGCCTGGGCCTGGGTCGGCACGGCCGGCAGGGCGACGCGAGTGGTGGGCTGGGGGGCCTGGCACCGGATGGCACGGGACGGCAGGAGAGACCTGGCACGACCCCGCACGACGGGGCCCGGTGCGGGTTGGCGCGGGACGGCAGGCACGGCGTGATGCGGATTCTCAGAGCAGGGGACGGCGGGGCCTGGCCGGCGCGAAATGGACGGCGCGGCCCGGGACCATTGGCTCGAGGCGGCAGGGCTGGCGCGGCACGTCTAGGTAGGCGTCGGCGGGCACGGCGGGCACGGCGTGTCATGGGTCGGTTCTCCCTGGCGTGGCCGGCATGGGTGGCAGGGCGCCGCTTGGCACGGCCTGGGCTGGCCGGCAGGGCAGCGCGCCGCTTGGCGGGGCACGATCCGGCTGGCAGCGCAGCGTGTGGCATGGCTCCACTTGTTTGGGCCAGGCCGGCATCGCAGCGCCTGGCATGGCTCCGCTCATGGCGGCCCGGCTGGCAGCGCTCGGTAGGCAAGGCGTGGACGGGATCGGGTTGGCAGGCCTGGCGAGGACTATCACGGTCCGCAAAGGCAAGACGAGGCAGGGCAGGCATGGATGGGCCCGATGCGGATGCGATTGGCTGCGCAGGCATGGCAAGGCTTCCCCTGGGCTGGCGCGGTTCGACGCGGCTGGCAAGGCGAGGCAAGCCCAGCAGGGTGAGGGATGGCACGGCGTGACCACGGGCACGACCACGGCACGGCTGGTCAGGCCTGGCCAGAACGGATTGATGCGGAGAGGCAGGCATGGCAAGGGAGGCCCGCCGGGGACCAGCTCGACCGGACGCGGCAGGCTTGGCACGGCATGGCTAGGTGCAGCAGCGAGCGGCCGGCTCGCCGAGGTATGGCCCCGACTGGCGCCGCTGGGACCGCAGGCATGGTCTGGGTCGGAGCGCGCGGAGCGCATGGCTGGCACGGCGCACCCCCGCATGACAGGGCTAGGTCGGTCGGCCTGGCTGGCACGGCAGCGAAGACGCGGCGCGGGTTGGAGGGGCAGGCACGGATGGGCGTGGACCCCGTGATGGGGCACGGCTGGCATGGAGCGCCCAGGTCTGGGATGGAGCGGCAGGTAAGGCGTGGCGAGACCCGGTGCGGCATGGCTGGCGTGGCCTGCCAGCGACTGACGAGGAGACGACCGGTGCGGCCGGCAAGGCGCGTCCGTTGCCGCTTTGAACCGCAAGCGGCATCCTGACCCTGGCAGGGTCACCATCACCCACCCTGATTCCCATGCAGAACGAGTACGTCTACAGCGACCCGACCGCCGAAGCGCAGTACGGGGTTAATGCCCAGACCGCCGGTGAGGAGCTGGCTCGCATCAAGGCCCAGCACCGCATCCTCGGGCCGGCCACCGTCGTCGAGGAATCCCGCCCCGAGGAAGCCCCGCTTCACCCGGTGTTCGAGTGGCGCGATCCGGTGGCGGCTGAGCAATGGCGCGAGCACCAGGCCAGCCAACTGATCCGGCGGGTGCGGGTGGTGCCGATGGAGGCGATGGAGCCCGAACTGCCCCGGGCGCCGCGGGTGCAGATGCCGGCGCCGGAGCCGCTGGAGCTGACTGAGCACGATCCGCTGGTGTGGGAACTGGATCAGGCCGTCGCCGCGTTGCAGAAGGCGAAGGACCAGGTGTCAGCCCTGAAGGAGAAAGCCGCCCGCCGCTTCGATCGGCGCCGGCAGATCCAGGCGGGTGTGGCCCTGTCGGACCTGGAGCAGGCCGATGATCTGCTGGAGGATGCCCGCGAAACCCTGACCGCCAGCCGCAAGACTGCGAACTGGGCCGAGGCGGTCTGAGGCCAGGCAAGCAGACGAAAGCCCCGGTGATGAGCCGGGGCTTTGCTGTGGTCAGTGGGGCAGCTTGTCGGCCATCGCCTGCAGCTGCTGGAGGGTGGCCAGGATGTCGAGGCATATCTGGCGATCGGCTGCGGGGATGTCGCGGACGTGGCCCAGCATCCGCATCTCCAGCACAACCTCACAGGAGGAGTCCCGCAGGGCCTCCCGGATGTTGTGCGCGACGTCGGCCATGGACAGATGGCCGCAGAACGGATCGAACGGGTAGGGCTCGGGCAGCGCAAGGGTGCCGGCAGCGCCGGAGGGGGTGACGGTCATGGTGATTCCTGGTCTGTATGTGATCGGCATCGCTACCGACGGGCCCACCATAAGCATGCGAGGTTGCCGCTGGTCAACCCCCACACAAGGCGAAGGGCCACCCGAGGGCAGCCCTTCGGCCCTACTGGGCCTCCGATACGGTTTCAGAGCGCGCACACAGAACCACGCTCACCGCGTCCATCCTTGCGGGTAGGACCGACCCGGCACAGGCAGGCTACCTGGCCTCAGTGCAGCAGACCCCGGCGATGCAGCTCCTCGCGGTAGGCCTCGTCGTGGCCGGCCTGGTAGATGCGCTGCAGGTGGTCGCGGTCCAGGAGGGCCAGGCGGAGCTGCTGGCGGCGCAGGCGGCTGTCGATGTGCCCACTCACATCCCAGGCGGTGCGGCCGGCATCGAGGGCGGCGCAGAGCGAAAGCCAGCAACGGCGGAGGAGTCGCATGGTGGTGTTGGTGGTGCCGGCTGATCCTAGTGGTGCTGCTTCCATTTGGAAACGCGAGCAGAGTGACGGACGCTACGGCCTGGCGCGAGGGCCTGGCGCAGGGTGGCGGGGAGAGCGGCAGCCCGGGGCAACCCGGGCCTTTCCTCAGCTCAGCAGGGTGGCCAGGCCGACCGCCAGCAGATGGGCGGCGAGGTTGGAGAGGCTGCGGCCCTGGCGGCGGGATTCCCCGCGCAGCTGGTCGTAGGTGTCGAGCGGCAGGGTGATGGACAGCCGCACCGGGCGGCGGGAGCCCGGCGGCAGATCGGCGGGGGTCATGGGTTGCGGTGGTGGTGGTGCGCCGGTCTGACCGGCTGGGCTCCACTGTCGGCGCGGTGACGTCAGACCACGCAGGAGGGAAGCCCGTCCAGTCTGGCGAACTTCCCGCACGCGGGACACTCGGGCGGCGGATCAGCCCAGCATCAGCAGCAGATCAGCACGGCGGGCGTCCCGCACCTTGGCCCCACGGTGCCCACGGGAGCGGGCGAGGGTGCGCAACTGGGCGACGGTCAGCCCGTCGTGGGGCGGGGCGGCCACAGCGGCCGGTGGGCGGGCTGTGGCGCAGGCCATGACCACCGGCCGGGGCTCCGGCACGAAGCGGGCGGCGGGCAGGGGCGTGATCGACGCGGCGGCCAGTACCGGCGGGGCGGCGGGGGCCGGGGCAGCCAGGCCCATGAGGCGGCAGTGGAGGGCGGCCAGCTGCTGGCTGCGGTCATCGATCGCCAGGCGCAGCAGGCGGCCCAGGTCGTAGGCGGTGTGACCCAGCAGCAGGGCCAGGGTGATCAGCAGTGCGACGGGGCGCACGAGGGAGCGGACGGCGCGCTCGAGGCGGGTGGTTTCCATGGTGGTGAAGGGTGGCGCTGCCGGCCGGAGCGCTCAGGCTCAACGGCGGGCGGGGAATGGGGGTACACGTTGGGGGGGGGTTTGCCCGTCCACCGCGGTGTACCTGCCCACTATAGGCCCGCGCTTCCAATCGGCAAGCGAATCACCCGGCGGGCCTGGTGCGCGGATGTCGGCCGATGTCTGACGTCTGTCGGACGCATCCGGTAAACTGTGGCGACTGCCGGGGTGGTTCCCGGCTGTCGCTGCTGAACGATGCCCCTTGGGGCGCAGCTCAGTGGTGGTGCGCGAGAGCCCCGTCAGTTCGCTGGCGGGGCTTTCGTATGCGCTATGGCAGGGGGATCACCGTGATCACGGCCCCGGGCGGTTCGTCGGGCAGGCAGTAGCGCTTCTGCGCCGTCAGGCTGACCACCTGGGAGTCATCGCGCAGCAGGCAGCCGCCAGCATCGGCGGAGAGGCCATCGAGGGTGCTCCGGCACAGCTTGTCGATGTCGCCGGCCCCGCGGCTGGTCAGGTGCTGGGGCGCGGACGCCTTGAGGCCACGGGCCCCGATGTGGCCGCGGGGGCGAGCGAACAGGAAGACGATCGACACAGAAACGGCCCCCTCGATGAGGGAGCCGGCGTGGGTCTCGACGGTGGCGGTGATCACGGCCAGGCGCCAGGGCCTGACCCGCTTGGAGCTCTCCACCATCACCCCGCGACCAACGGCCCGCTTCGACCCCTGGGCGCCGGGGAGGCCGTAGACGCGCAGGGTGATGGCGTCAGGCATCAGAACGGAATGTCATCGCCGTCGAAGGATTCCTGAGCTGAGGAGTTCCAGGCCTGCGCCGGCTGCCGGCCACCTCCACGAGCGGGAGCCGGCTGGCGGTCGCCACCACGGGAGGGGAGCACCTCGACCGCCGACGCCTTGATCACGTTGTCCGTGGCCTCCTCGCCGTTGCGCTTCTGGTAACGCTCGACGGCGACGCGGCCGGTGACGCGGATCATCTGGCCTTTCTGCACGTCGGCCAGCACCATGGCGGCTTCGTCCCAGGCTTCGACTGAGAACCAGATCGACTCCTGATCCTTGCCCTGGTTGATGGCGATGCGGTTCTTGGCCTTGGATCCGCCGTTGTCGAAGGTCTTGAGGTCGGAGTCGCGGCCGGTGCGACCGATGAAGGTGAACTGAGCCGAGCGGAAGACGTCGGCAGCGAGTTGTGACATGGGTCCGTGATGAAGGGTTGACGTGCCGGGATGGGCTCCCGGCGGGCCATGGATCAGGCGGCGCCAGCGACCGTGGGCTGCTCCCAGTGGATCGGCGGATCCTCGGGGTCAAACTCCTCACCCTGCTCCTGGTTGGCAAGCGGAGCAGCGGCAGGCATGGCGGCGCCATTCCAGCGAGCGATCTCGGCATCGGACGCGCCCTGGTGGCCCAGGCGCTTGAGGATCGCCAGCGGCAGATCATCGAGGCGGTGGACACCGGGAGGCGCCAGCTCGGCCAGCATCGCCTGGGCACCCTCGCGGGTCAGGCCAGCAGCAGCCAGGGCCTTGCGGGCGGTGGCGGCAGCGATGGCGCGATCGTCGCGGGGCGGGGCGCCGTTGCCGTTGCGGGCAGCGGTGCGGGTCGGGGCTGGCGCGGCGCTGTTGCCGTCGTCGTCGTCATCCGGGGCCAGACCGTAGGCGGCCAGCAGGCTGTAGCGGCGGGCGTAGGTGATCGCGCTGCCGTTCTTCTGCCAGTCGGCGGTGAACCCGATCGGCAGGGTGCTGCGGATGCTCGAGCCGGCCGCGTGGTGGATGGTGGTGACCAGCAGGGTGGCCCCGTCGGCCGTCTGCTCAAAGGTCTGGGCGTGGCTCAGTCCGTGGGCAGTGGCCGGACGCACGGCCTCGATCACGGACGCCAGGGTGGCGTAGGTGTTCTTGAAGTGAGGGTTGCGGGCGTCCTTCGGGACACCGGCGGCCTCGCCCTGGAACGCGGCGAGGGCCTGATAGAGCGCCAGTTGTGGGTCCGGCGCCGGGGAGGCGGTAGGCATGACGGTGGTTGATGGTGGTGCGGCGCCCCTGTCGGGTCGCTGGCCCATCCTACCGCGCCAGCTTGGCCGTTTCCAATGAGCAGCGGCTGTGCTTCAGGTCTGCCATGCTGCCCCGGCCACCGCGTTCGGCGACCACAGACCGCCTGCCCTCGTCGGGGGGGGGGAGACTGGGGCGCTTTCTTGCTGAAAAATGCCCATCACCATCACGGTTACGACAGCCACGGAAGCCGGTCAGGTCTGGAGGGCGTTACGGCAGCAGGATCAGATCCACGAGGCGGCCATCCATCTGGAGGGCGTGGGCCATGTGTGGACAGCCGTCAGGCTCGACGGCGCCCGCTGGTCAACTCGGCGTGCAATTCGGCGGGGCCGTAGCTCCCAGTCGGCAGACTCCGCAGACACTCCACCAGTGCAGCCAGGTCCGGGATCTCAGCCTCGAACTCCTCTGAGGTCCAATCCATCTGCCCCAGGCACAGCATCGTGAGCCGGGTCCTGGCCTCCGCGTCGTCGTTGGGGTAGGCCTCCAGGATCCGCGCCATGCCCTCCCCCGGCCCCCAGCCAGCCGTCTGCCAGTGCTCCAGCAGGAGGGTTGACAGGCGGCGGCTCAGGTCCGGGCCATCGAACTGCGAGAGCTTGACCGCGACGTCGGGCAAGACGAGATACCCGGCGAACAGCTCCACGAAGTCGCCGAAGCACAAGGGGTCAACCGGGTGATCCGGGTGGGGCAACCAGACGGCATCGGTCAGCCACTCCGGCTGCACACCGTGGCTGGAGTAGGGCCCGTACTCCTCGATGCAGCGGGCTTCACCCTGGGTCTGCCAGCGCCAGATCGCGGCGTTGAGGGCTGACAGAGCCTCGAACAGCATCAGCCCCGGGCGGGTAACCTTGGCGTTCCGCAGGTGGCTGAGCTGGCTGCTGCCGAGGAACCCGGACTCGCGCAGAGCCCAGTCGGTGATGGCCGCCACCTGGTCATGTGAGAGGCCCGCGCGGCCGAGCCAGGTGTTCACCACGGCTGCCATGTGGCTCCTTCCGCGATCGTGGCGGCGACTGGGGATCTGACGATCCAGGTCGGGGGCAGGGCCCATGGGGCGGTGGTTGGTGGTGGTGCCCGCACGGTAGCCGGATGGGGCCGGAAGATCCCAGAACGGTGCGGGGTGGTGCAGAACGGTGCAGAGTGCTGCGTGGGGCGGTTCGGTTGCCAAACGAAAGCCCCGGGGGTGCCGGGTCGGTGGTGGCCGGAAGGCCCTGTGCGGTGAGTCGCGGCGGGCGGCGATGCGCAGCGGAGCATGGCTGGGGGGAGCAATGCGGAGCAAAGCGGTGCGATGCGCCGGTGGTGGGTCAACCCACCGGAGAGGAGCCCTCAGCGGTGGGGTGTGGGGCCTCGATTGAGGCCCCCCGTGGTGTGCGTTGCGTCGAGCGGCGCAGGGACGCTGGGCGCAGAGTGGCGGTGAGAAGCAAAGCGCAGCACGGCGGCGCGGAGTGGTGGGCATCAGCCCACCGTCAGACCATAGGTCGGAGGGTGGGTTGTGGGCCCCGTGAGGGGCCCCTGTGGTGTGCGTTGCGCTGCGCGGCTCAGCGAAGCGGCGCGATCGTGGCGAGGCGCGGCGTCGTGGTGAGTCACCCCACCAGGCAGCCGGTGGCTGCGGGCTGGGGTGGGCGGGCCCCCGGAGGGCCCCCCTGTGGAGTGCGTCGCAAGGCAAGGCGTCGCGCGGCGCGGTGTCGCAGGGCATTGAGACGGGGCGCGGGGCATTGAGACGGGGCGCGGGGCGCGGCGGCCTGGGGCTTACACCTGACGGATGCCCAGGCCATCAGCTCCCCTCCAGCTTCGGCGCCTGCTTGCCGGCACGCTTCAACAGCCGGAGCTGCTTCTGTGCGCCCTGGGCCGAGGCCGCGATGAAACTGTGAACGTTGATCCTGTTCTGGTGCTCCCGCCGGGCGGCACCGGTGAGCTTCGATTCGTCAACCGCGTTGACCAGTCGGCCAGTGGCCCGCTGGTGACGACGCAGGCCAGAGAAGGCCTGATCGTTCAGGTAGGCGCTCGCCTTGTCATCGGTCAGCACGTTGATGCAACCACCGGAGGTGTTCATCACCAGCGGCGGCAGCCCCGCTTGGTTGCGGTCGCGCTCCAGCCACTGGATCACCCGCTGCAACACAAGCGACAGGCGGGCCGCCTTCGCGGTCTCCTCGTCACCGTGCTGGGTCAGCCAGCCCTGGTAGGTCTCTTGCCGGCGGGTGATGAAGTAGGTCCACGCCTGATCGGCGGGGATGGTCTGTCCCTTGTAGAGGGACATGGCATCGATCGATGCAATCCTGGGGCTCGACATCAGGCCACCTCCACTTCGTCGAGCCGGGTGACGCTGAAACGGCCATTGGCGGGCCGCCAGGTGCCGAGGCCTTCGGCAATACCGGCGCGGTCGATGATCTTCGCCAGCGTCGTGGGATCGATGATCTCGTCGTTGACGAGGAGGTTGTAGGTCGCGCTCCACTGGGGCAGCCGGAGCCTGACGGCAACGACACCACGGCCGGTGGGGGCGACGGACACGAAGCGCGGATCTTCGTACATCAGCTCCGCATCACGGGGCCCGTCGTAGATCAGCTCCGCGTCGTTCTCGACGACGATGGCCCGCTTGGTGTCTTTGCCGAGCTTCCAGGCGGTAGCGCCGTCGCGGATGCAACGCTGCAGATTGTGGGCAGGCAGAAATGGATCGGAGAAACCGCGGAACTTGGAGTCACCATCCAGGGCAGGACCGTAGACGAACTCTCCCTCGGTGCCCCAGTAGCCGGAGAACAACCACTTGAGCCGGCGGAGTGCGTGTTCGTTGCGGTTCTTCTTGAGGCTGGTGAAGTAGTCGGTAGCGGCTTTGTGGATCCCGAGGGGATCCATCTCGCAGGGGTTGCCGAAGATCAGAGGGCGGGTGCCCTGGATCGTCAGCTCGAAACGGCGGAAGGCCATAGGTGTGTTCCTCGTGGGTTTGGTTGGGTGGGGCCGGAATCCGGCCCCCTGTGGTGTGCGGCGAGAGGCGCTGCGTCGAATGCGAGGCGACGCGAAGCAAAGCGAAGCAGTGTGGCGGGTATCAGCCCACCGGACAGCCGGAGCTGTGCGGTGGGGTGTCCCTGCCAGTTGGCAACCGAATCGCTCACGCCTGCCCAACCTTCAGCCGGCGGCTGCGCATGGTCAACGCCTCCTCGACGGCTTGCAGGTTCCAGCGCAGGCGCGGTCGCACCTGGCCGATGCCGGCGTAGCGGTAATGGCGGCCGGCCGTCAGGACACCTTGTCGGCGCAAGGCCTTGAGGGTTGAGGCGCACATGCCCACGGCAGCGCACACCTCGGCCGTGGTGTAGGCGAACAGCGTCTTCGTCACGGCTGGCCACCGGCGGACGCCAGGGCAGCAGCGAACAGCCGCCACCCGCAGGGGATGGTCATGGGTCGGTTGAGGTGGGGTGCGTGTCGCCGCCGATGGGCAGCAACGGGGGAAGCATACCCCACCGCTTCCGATCCGCAACGGCAGCAGCCCCCAGACACCAGAAAGCCCCCGCGCAGCTGCAGCAGGGGCTCGGTGGGGGACTGGCCGGCATCCTACCGGCATCGGTCCCGATTGGAAGCAGCGGGTAGGATGGACGGTGCGGCCTGCTGCGGACTGCAGCGACGCAAAAAAAAGCCGGGGTTTCCCCCGGCTGCCGTCCTCAAGCCCTGCAAGGCCGGGACGGCGGAATCCCTGATTCACAGACCAATCACAGGAGCACTTTACATGCCAACTGACAGCGGAGCGGCCAAGGGCGGGGATCGGTTGACCCGCCGGCCGTTCGTGATGCTCTCGCTCGACCTGGTGGAACAGTGCGCCGAACGCAAGGGCACCCTGTTTGTCTACGCCTGGCTCTGGCACTACGCCGGCCGCGATGACGCCGCCTGGCCCTCGCTCGATCGCCTGGCGCTGGAGTGCCGGATGAAGCGCGATGACGTCCGGCAGGCCCTCAAGTGGCTCACCACCGAGGGCTGGGTCACCCGCGAAGACAGGCCCGGCGCTACCTCGATCTTCCACGTCCGCACCGAGAACCCCTCCCCCAAACGGGGGACCCCTCCCCCAGATGGGGGTACCCCCAAACGGGGGACCACACCCCTCCCCCAAATGGGGGACCCCACCCCTCCCCCAAAAGGGGCTACGAACAAGAAGCCTTTAACAAGAGGCCTTGAACAAGAAGCCTTAGACCCCCCTACCCCCCAGCCCGAACCGATCGCCACAGCGCCGGCTGCGCCGGACGAGGGGGCAGGGGCATCCACCGGCAAGGTCAAGCTCAGCCCCGCCGACGTCCCCGCCGACCTGGCGCCCGTGGCCGAGCTGTTCTGCACCTGGTGGAACCACCACAAGGGCGGCAAGCGGACCCAGCGCGCCCTCTCCGTCCAGCTGACCGAGCTGGGCAAGATCCAGGCTGATGCCCGGGGCGGGATCGAGGCGATCCGGGCGCAGCTCCAGAAGGCCATCACCGCCGATGAGATCGGCCGCCGCTGGGCCGGCATCACCTTCGACCGCTGGCTCGAGTACGGGCGACCCGCTGCGCTCCAGGTTGGAAATGGAAGCGGAGGCGGCTACCGTTCCACCCGGGACCGCAAGGACGCGGAGATCAACGATCTCCTCGCCTTCCTGGCCGTCGCAGACCCCGAGTTCGCGGCACCCGGCCAGGGCGCCCTCAGCACCACCACCCAACCATCCGACTGGGAGAGCCTCGCCCATGCTTGACCAACAGCACTTCCTCCGCACCCTGCAGGGGATTGCGGAAACCCTCCCCTTCGCCAAGCAGCTCGGCGCCGCCGGTGCCCTGCTGGCCTGGCAGACCGTTCCAGCTCAGGCGAAGCGGGAGCTCGGTAACGCTCACTGGACCTACGCCGCTGGGCAGTACGTGCTCGACCCCGAGCGGCCCCGTGAACTGCCTGTGTTCCTGGCACTGTTGCGGTACCTGTACCGCTGCGAGAACGGCCAGCCGAACTACGCCTGGGGCCTGAAGCCGGACCTGGCGGAGCGCATGGCCCGGCCCGACGTGTTCCACCCGCAGCCAGCAGCGCCCTACCTGCGGGGCGAACCCGACCAGCCCAGCGGTGACGCCGCCGCGATCGAAGGCCTCAACCGCCTGTTCCAGCTGCCGGAGGGCGCATGACCCCCACCGAAGCGCTGGCGGGCCTGCAGCTGGCTCGGGGCGTGGTTCGGGGTCTGTGGACCCTGGAGCAGCTGGATCGCCCCTCTGAGGCCGCTGGGGGCGTGGAGAACGACCGCCTGGCATCATTCCGCCCCGACAACCGCAGGCCGCCCTGGGAGCCGCACGAACGGCCCGCCATGGCCTACCCCGGGGCCGGCACCAGCCACCCGGTCCGCAACCTGGCCCGCGAGTGGATCGCGGCCTACCCAGACCAGTGGGCCGCCCTGCAGTCCGGCGATGATCCCGACGCTGCTGGTGGTCTCGGCACCCCGGCCAGCCGCGAGAAAGCCCGGCTGATGGTTCTCGCCTTCGATCGGCTGGTGGACAGCGGCCATGACTTCAACGCTGGCCTGGAGCGCCGGCGCATCACGTGGCCGGAGGTGATCCAGGGCCCCGTCGGCTACCGGCCGCCCTGGCATCCCGCCTGGCGTGAGGCCGGCGATGGGCTCAGCCCCGTGGGCCGGGCGGAGCAGGACCAGCAGGAGGGCAGCCATGCGGCGTGATCCGCTCCGCTTGCCAACCGGCAGCAGCCTCCTGGCGGGCCCCAGGGCCTGCCTCGTCGCCTTCACCCACTGCGGTCGCGTGGTGGCCTGGTCCCGCGCCGATGGGCAGCTGGCGCACGAGTGGGCCACCGCCATGCGGCTCGCCGGCTGGCAGGTGGGCACCCTGGCCTACGCCGAGCTACTGGAGGCCAGACCCGCCTGCCAGACGTGCCGGTTTCAGCGGGCCTGCCTGGAGGCTCGGCGGTGCCAGGCCAGCGGCAACCTGGGACAGACCGCCGCCTGACATGGCCGTACCGGAGCGCGTGAAAGCCACCATGCAGCGGCTGGGGCTGGAGGGGGTGAACAAGCCGCGGCGCACCCCCTCGCACGCCACGAAATCGCATGTGGTGATGGCCAAGGAGGGCACCTCCTACAAGCTGATCCGGTTCGGGCAGCAGGGGGTGCAGGGCGCCGGCAAGAACCCGAAGACGGCCAGCGAGAAGGCGCGGCGGGCCAGCTTCAAGGCCAGGCACGCGGCGAACATTGCGAAGGGGCGGATGAGCGCGGCTTTCTGGGCGGATCGGGCGAAGTGGTGAGCCCGCTCCCGGTTGGAATCGGAAGCGGGGCCTAGGATCCCCACGCGCCACCCGTCACCATGGGCATCCTCTGCGACTTCCAGATCCGCGCCCTCTGCAGCGGCGAGAGGCCGATGCTCGCGCCGTTCGATGAGGCCCTGCTGAACCCGGCCAGCATCGACGTGCGCCTGGGCCCCCGGCTGCTGATCGAGTCGGCCACCTCGCGGGAGCTGGTGCCCTATGACCTGGCGCCCCACAGCCAGGAGGCGCCGTACTGGCTGCAGCCCTCTCAGTTCGTGCTGGGGGAGACGCTGGAGACCTTCAACGTCCCCTCAGACGTGGCGATCCAGTTCGCGCTGAAGTCCAGCCGCGCCCGCGAGGGGATAGAGCATCTGATGGCCGGGTTCGCGGATCCGGGCTTCAACGGCAGCGTCCTGACGCTGGAGCTCCACAACAGCCGCCAGCTGCACCCCGTGGCCCTGTGGCCCAGCATGAAGATCGGGCAGCTGATCTGCCACCGGATGGACGACGTGCCACTGCGGGACTACTCGCTGACTGGCAGGTACAACGGCTGCCTGACAGTGGCCGGGAGCCGGGGCTGATGATCACCGTCCCTCCCTCCCTCCTCGCCCACCCCGCCGACCTGCAGCGCCTGGCCGGGGAGCTGCTGGCCCTGCGCTTCGACCGGGCCAAGCTGACGGAAGCGCTGCTGCGGGTGCAGGAGGCTGCCTGCGAGGTGGCGGCGCCTGGACCGGGGCCGGTGCTGCCGACACCGGCTGAGCGGGCCGAGATCGAGCGGAAGCGGGCGGCAGAGCGGCTGGCGCGTGGGGAATGGCGGGTGAGCCTGGACTGAGGTTCGCCAGTTGTTACGACTTGCGAAGTGTCCGCCCTGATCCTGGCTGAGGTGTTCGCCAGTTGTTACTGTGTGGTCATGGGGCGGCACCCAAGCCGCTCACGGGGCATGCCCCCTGGCCCGCGGGAGCCTGGCAGGTAGTCGCCAATCCCGCACCCCACCGCACCACCACCATGACCGGATCCATCTACGCCGCCTACCGCGAGCTGGCCGCACACATCGACGAGTCCCGCACTGCTGCAGGTTGGGAGTTCGATCCCGACTACGGCTGGGCATCGCCCGATTGCATCACCGCTTCTGATTGGGAAGACGAGGGCTACCCCCTGCCCGAGGAACCCGGCTTCGCCGAGTTCATGGCCACCTACCAGCCGGTCAGAGCCTGAGCCCACGGCCCGCCGGGAGCCTCATCCCGGCATCCCACCGCACCACCACCATGGCCCGCACCGCAACCGACGCCTACGCCGAGGCCCACGCCGAAGCGATGGCCCTGATCGAAAGCCTCCGCGACATGATCGAGGGCATGCCCGAGCCTGAAACGCCTGGCATCGACTGGACGCACGCCGGCAGCCTCAACCACGTCAACGCGCAACTGCGCGAGCTGCTGGGTTTCGTTGAGAGCTGACGTGTCCGACCCCTCCCGCGACCGCGCGGCCCGCTTCCGTCTCAGGAAGGCGGGCCTTTTGCCTGCCCTGCCCCTCTGCCCCTCCTGCGGCCGCAAGGTCCGCTCCCTGCGCACGGCGCCCCTGTGCAGCATCTGCTGGAAGGCCAGCCCCGAGGGGCGGGAGGAGGCCAGGCGGAGGATGCAGCGGCGGCGCAAGGCCACGTGATCGCCCCGGTTGCCGCCGGGGCTTTCTTGTGACCGACCGCCTGCCCACCGGCAGCGCCTGGCGTTTACGCCAGGCTTACGCGCCCGCCCTGGGCATCCACGAGAACCCACGGCCGGCCGGGGATTCCGGCGGCGGCGGCCCGCCTTACAAGCAGGATGTCGCTGGTTCGAACCCGGCATCGCGCATCCCTTCCACCGCAGTCCCTGAGCCAGTTCTGGCCTGGTTTCTGCCCCTCCCTCCGATGGGTGCCGATGGGTACCGATGGGCCCCTAATGGCCCAGAATCGCCCTCCGTTTACGCCCGGTTTACGCGTGCCCTCCCCGCCGTGGCTGCTCACCCTCTCGGCCGGCTTCCGTGCGCACCGTCAAGGCCGGCAGGGCTGGTTCATCCAGTTGAACCGCGATCGGCTGCGGGTCACTAGCACTGAGCTCCCGCCACGGCCGGGTGAGACTGCCACCTCCACCCGCGCCAGGTCGCTGATCCTGAGGGCACCACCGGGGCCCGCCACCATCACGTCCGCCCTGGCGGAAGCGTGCGACGTGTTCGATCGCGTGATGGCCGGCACCTTCACCTGGCCCGGCCCCGACGACGCCCGGCCCGAGGGCACCACCGACCCAGCCAGCCCCGCCAACCTCGAGCGGCTGATCGCCGGCCTGCGCGACCAGCTGGTGGGCGAGCGCATGACCCAGGGGACGTGGGACCGCACCTGGGCCCCGTACCTGAGCGCCGTGGTGGCCACCGCGGGTGAGACCCCGGGGGAGCCCACCCCGGCGATGCTGGCCCGTCTGCTGCGCCGCTGGCCGCCCAACTCCCGCGCCCGGCAGATGGCCCACGATCGAGCCCGCGCCCTCTGGCGTCATGCCGGCTGGCCCTGGCCGGAGGTGGTGGCCGCCATGCGGGGCAACGGCAAGGCCGCCGCGCACCCCGCTGGGGCCCGGGCCATGACCGACGCCGAGATCGCCACCCTGCGCGAGCGGATCACCGCGAGCCGTCAGCTCACCGCCAGCGACCTCCTCGCCTGGGACCTGATCGTGGTGTTCGGCCTGCGACCGGTCGAGCTACAGGGCCTGGAACTGCAGCAGCAGGACGGCACCCTCGTCGCCACCGTCACCCGCAGCAAGCGCAGCAGCAGGGGCACCTCCGGCGCCCGCACCGTCCCCGCCGTGCCGCCTGCGGGCTGGCCTGCGGACTGCCACGGCCTGCTGGACCGCTGGCACCGCCACGGCCTGCCGCCTGGCCTGCTGCGCCACCGCTCGCCGGGGCAGTCGTTGACACAGCAGCTGGGCCGGCTGCTCATGCCCGAGGGGCTCAGCTCCTACGCCCCGCGTCATGCGTTCGCCATCCGCCTGGCAGAGATCGGTCTGAACTACCGGGAGGCTGCCGAGCTGATGGGTCACAGCCCAGCTACCCACGTGGCCACCTATGGCCGCAGGCTGGCGCTCCCAGACCTGATGGCGAAGGCGAGCCGGCTGGCCAGGGAGCGGCAGGGGTGACCGGCAACCTGAGTGACAGGCATGGCAGCAGATGGCACGCACATACCGCAGGGACGCACGCGGGCGGTTTGCCTCCGGTGGGGGCAGCGGCAAGGGTGGCAGCGGCAAGGCCAAGCCTGCGACTGGTAGGGCCAAGCCGAAACCCAGCGCCAAGCCTGTGCCGGCCAAGGGAAAGGCCAGCACTAAGCCGATCCCGTCGAAGGCGAAGGCCAGCAGCAAGCCGGGGCTGCCCCCGCCGATCCCCCAGAAACTGCTCAAGGCCGCCAACGCGGCACGAGCTGGCGCTGCTGCACGCCGCAAGGCATCAGAGCCCGCGAACAAGATCGTGGGATCCCCCAGGCGCCACAACGCCGCTGAGGCGGCCTACTGGCAGATCAAGACCGGCAAGGGCAGGAGCAAGTTCAACAGCGACAAGAAGGTCAGGGAGGAGATGCAGCGCCGGGGGTTCCTGAAAGGATCCAAGGACCCGCAGGGTGACCTGATCCGGATTGCCAGCAGCGCTCGCCGGAAGAAGGGTTCTAAGAACTAACGGCAACCTGCGGCACCAGCGCCGCCGCCATGACCATCACCCGGGAGATCGTCATCAGGGATGGGCAGCCCATCTGGAGGGTCTGCTCCGGCGGCGTCTGTGTCGAGTGCGCCAGCGGCACCCAGGCGGCCAGCGTGATCGATGCCTTCGAGGCCAGCCAGGGCCACGGCCTGACGCACCACCCGTCCCTCGGCAAGCCGGAGCGGGGGCCGGACATGGTGCCGGATCCGGGGGTGTGATCAGCGGGGCGGGAAGCGGTGGACCCACATCCCGCGCTGGTTGGGATCCACCTTGCCGGCCCGGTAGATCCGCGCCGCATCGTCCCGGCTGGCCCCGGCAACGCACGCGGCGTAGATGATGGTCTCGCTGTAGAACCCGTCATAGAACCGGCTGGTGCCTGGGTAGCTCCAGGTCGGTCCGTCGAACTCCGACCAGGGATCTTTGACGTTGACGTCGTAGCGGGTGGTTGATCGCGGCACCTTCCGCAGGCCGTCTAGGCAGATCACATGCCCGCTGCGTGTGAACCAGCCGTGGGTGATCAGCAGCTCTCCGGCCTTCAGCCACTCGCGCACCTCCGCCAGGCAGGCATTGCCCTCGTACCGGTAGGGCACTCCGTAGCCCTTGATCACCCGTCCCATCACCGCCGGGTCTCCGGCCGTGCCGATCGCGGTCAGCTTGCGCCGGATACCGGCGATGTCCCGATCCCCCGCCGCCATGCCGATGCACGCCGCCTGGCAGGTCACGGCATCAGGCTGGCTGAGGTTCAGGGCCTGCACCGCCGTCCGCCACTCCGTCACCGCAGGGGCCGGGGTCGCGGGCTTCGCCGCCGGCTTGGCCGGCTTCGGACGCATCTCCCCGGGCTCCGCCTCCCACAGCCCTCGCAGGTCGCCCCCGGGCTCGATCCGGGCCCGCAACTCCTCGGGCAGGGCTGCATCCAGCGCCTCCCAGTACGCCCGGTGGTGGGTGCTGGTGGGGATGGTGTGCTCGGCGTACTTGAACAGCTCGATCCGGCTTCTGGCCACAGGTGGCGGGTCACTGGCTCACCTTTCCGCTGGCAACCTCAGGCAATCGCCCTCCGCCGATGATCCCCGTTTGCTTGGCCTGGGGTCAGCCCTCGGTGTTCGCGGTGGACCAGGACACCATCTGGGGCTGCCAGTTCGAGCTGCTGCCAGGTGGGTCGATGATCAACGCCCCGTGCACCCTGCACGGCGTGATCGGCCTGCAGGCGGCACCGGATCCGGATGCTGCCGAACCCATCTACCGGACGGTTCCCGGGGCGCAGCTGGCGATCTGGGCCAGCGCCGAGACCGAGCCCGACGATCTGATGCCGCACCAGGCTGAGATCCTGCAGAGCTACCGCGAACACCTCCAGCGGCTGGGCCTGCCGACTGGGGACTGATCAGCCGAGGATCCGGTCCCACATCACCCGGGCGCCGACCACCAGCAGGGCCAGGGTGGTGATCGCCAGGGCGATACGGGTGGCGGCGATCAAGGCCGTGATCTGCTGCAGGTCGTTCATGCCTGCCCTCGAGGCGTGCCCAGCAGGGCGGCCACCAGCTCAGCCCGGCGCCCGTGGTGTGACAGGCCCGTGATGCCCGCCTGGCGAGCCAGGGCCCGCAGCTGGTCCACCGTCAGCCGCGCCAGCTCGGGGCCGGTGTAGGCCGGCTCGTCCAGCGCCAGCGGTTCCGGCGGGGTGATGGTGTCAGGGTCCGGCAGGGGGTCGCCCAGGGGCTCCGGCTCAACGCCTGGCACCGTGGGCTCACCCTGCAGCAGGCGCCGATCCCGTTCGCGGAGGGCCTGGTTCGGCTGCCAGAAGCCGGCGGACCAGGCTCCGCCCATGCCGCCGATCGCCAGGGCCGTCACCCACTGGCTCTCGCACTTGCCGGCGCCGGGGCTGTAACGCTCGCAGCTCACCCCCACGTAGATCAGGCCCACCGCCACGGGCGTCAGCAGGGCCGCAAGGGTGGTGGCCTTGGCGCGCTGTTCGGTGGGGTTCATTTGCCGGGCTCCATGCGGGTGAGGCGAACGTCAACACCGTCAAGCCGCTTGTCGTGCTGCTCCAGGATCGTGACCTGCCGCTCGTCGTTGCGGTCCAGTCGGTCCAGGCGCTGCTCCTGCTGCTCCTGCTGGCCGTCGATCTGGGCGAACTTGATCGGCACGGTTCGGGCCAGGTAGATCACCCCGGCGGTGATGACCGACAACAAGCCGGTGATGATGCCGCCGATCAGGCGATCCCGCGCCACCACCATCACGGGCGGCGGCGGTTCAGGGCGGCGACGATCGCGAATCACGAACGGCATGACCTCCCCAGGCTGTGTGCGGCCATCACAGGATCACTGTTGCCTGAGGTTTCCGCGCCGGTGGCGTCAGGCCACCAGCTCCCACTCCAGGCTCTCCCGTGCCGAGGTCGCTGGGTCGTCCGCCAGGAACTGACCCTGCGGGTCGCGGGCCTGCACCACCTGCCACTGACTGCCGTTCGGTGCGGTCCAGGTCTGGCCGACCGACTGCGCGAAAGGGCGGGTCAGCTCGATGACGAACGCCGCGGGCAGGTTGCAGCTCACCGCCAGGGCGCCGATCGTGGTGAGCAGCTCGGCGGGGATCAGGTCAGCGGCCCGCAGCGCCCGCCAGGCGGCGTGGAAGTCGCTCGGGTCACCACCGGCAGCCGCAGCGATCAGAGCCGCCGGCAGGGCCAGCACGGCGCTGGGAGCCACCGGCAGGGCCTGGGCCAGGGCCGTGTTGGCGGCGGGGTCGCCCAGCAGGGCAGCCTTGAACCGTGCCCAGTCCGGCGCCGGGGCGTTAGCGGCATCCCAGGCCGCGATCTGCTCGGGCGAGGCGGGGATTACCTGCCATCGCTGCCGGTAGGTGCCATCGGCATCGGGCTCGGGGGGCAGCTCCTCGATCTGCTCAGAGCGGGGGTTGAACGCCGGCTGATCGGACGGGTGAACGAACCGGCAGCCGAACGGCTCGATGTCCTCGTCGGTGGGATTGGCGGGGAAGGAGACGTTCAGGTTGTCGCGGCGCAACTGCCAGAGGCTGAAGGGGTATTCGCCGGTGGTCAGGTTGATCAGGTTCATGGATCTTGGAGTTGGTCCGCGATCACGTCGCGGATGATGCGGGCGCGGAGTTGCTGCCGCAGCTCCTCAGCCAGGCGGATCTCCAGCTCCTCGCGGAAGGCCGCGAGATCCTGGTTATCGGGGTGCTCGGCCTGGATCTTGGCGATGGCCAGCCGGTAGTTGTCGATGTTGATCTGATAGCTCAGCAGCTCGGCGTCACGCGCCTCCAGGGCCTGGGTCAGGATGTCGGTGCGGGTCATGAACTCCACGGGTAGACGGTGATGTATGGAGAGCCGGTGTGTGCCAGGCCCAAAGCATTGCCCGATGGGGAGAACGCAACGCCGCTGACCTCGCCGGGCGGGAGGGTGGCCGGATTGGCGTATCGGCTGCCGAAGCCGCTGCCGGACCAGGCGTAGCAGCTCAGAAACGGCGTCACCGCATGACCCACGGCAACCGATAGGCCATCAGGGGAGAAGGCGACGGAGTTGCTGTTGCCTGTGGGCAGGGTGGATGGATTGGAGAACTTCGCGCCAAAGCCAGAGCCGGACCAGGGATAGAAGCTGACGAATGGCGTCGTGGGGTGTGCGGTCGCCAGTACATCGCTTGCGGGGGAAAAGGTGATCCCGTTGACCTGGTTTGCGGGAAGTGTCGCGGGGTTGCTGAACTTGGTGCCGAACGCCGATCCAGACCAGGGGTAGGCGGTAACAAATGACCCTGAGGAGTGACCAACTGCTATCGATGCGCCGTTCGGGGAAAATGCGACTGACCAACAGGCGTTTGCCGGCAACGTTGCTGGATTCGTGTACTTCGTTCCGAATCCAGATGATGACCACGGATAGGCCGAAACAAAGGGTGTGGTGTTGTGCGCAATCGCCACCGCTCCACCTGATGGGGAGAAGGCGATGCCGTTGCCCCTGGTCCCTGGCAGTGTCGCTGGATCCGAATACTTTGCGCCGAATCCTGATGGCGACCACGGGTAAGCCGTGACGTATGGGCTGGTGGTATGAGCCACGGCAACAGCGTCGCCGGCAGGACTGAACGCCACACCATTCCCCAAACCGGTTGGCAGTGTTGCCGGGTTGCTGAACTTGGCACCAAAGCCTGTCGATGCGGACCAGGGGTAAGCCGTGACATAGGGCGTACCTGAGGTGCTGATTGCAACCGCATCACCAGCAGGCGAGAACGCGATCGACAGACCCGTCAGGCCTGGCAGGGTGGAGGGGTTTGAATACTTCACCCCGAAGCCAGGGGTTCCCGTGTTCGTCGCCGCAGCCAGCGCACTACGCCCCAGCATCACGACCTCCCCTTGAGAGGTGCAATCTCGATGGTGGTGCCGCCGCCGACCACCTCGATCACCACCCGTTCGGTGTCGCTGGCGGTGGGGGTCATGGCGCTGCCGCCGTCCCACTTGACCGTGTAACCGCTGTTGCCGGTAAACCATGAGATCGTTCCCGACGTGTAGGCGAAGGCCAGCACGCCCCGCCACAGGTAGTCGCTGGGGATGTTGGCCAGGTTGCTGAGGTTGATCGTCGTCGCGCCGTTGATCGCAGCGCTGGTGACGAACTCGTTGCCGGCCTGCACGTCGAGCGTGTAGGTGCCGCTGCTGGCGGTGACACTCAGCCGGCGCTGGGCCAACGAGTCAGCGATCACCAGATCCCAGCCACTGACGGCAGCGGTGCCGATGCCAAGCTGATCGAAACGGACGCCGGTGCTCGGGAGTCTCGCGGCGGCCAGGGTGCCGGTGCTGATGTCGCTGGCGCTGCCGCTGGTGGCGACTGCGGCCAAGTCGCTGATCGTGTTGGCCGTCTGCGTGCCGGTGTGGTTGGCGCGGCTGAGCAGGTGGGCGTCGGTCTGGTTCGCCGTGGCGCCGGTGGCGATGCCGTCCAGCTTGGTTTTCGCGCTGCTGGCGGCCCACCAGGCGGCGATCGCCTGCCAGACCCGCTGCACCGTCCAGGCGCGGCGATCGGTGGCGGTGCCGGCTTCGGCGTCGGCTTGGATGACGGTGGGGGCCGACCACTCGCGGGCGTCGCTCAGGCGGGTGTCGCTGCCCTTGACCACCTGGGCGCTGCTGGCGTCGCCCGTGGCGGCCACGTCTAGGGGTGCAGCGGTGCCGAGGGTGGGCGCGGTGTAGCTGACGACGCCGGTGGTGGGGTTGTAGTCGAGCGATCCCCCGGCGCTGATCGACTGCCGGGCGCGGGCGGTCGTGAAATAGAGGTTGACGCTGCCCTCGCTGACGGCATCCGTACTGCCGGGGCTGGCGGAGATTTCGACGTAGGCCGAACCGGACCAGCGGTAGGTCTTGCCGGTGTCGAGGGCGACGTAGATTTTCCCGGTCTCGCCAGTGCCCGAAAACGCCGCGAGGTTGGCCGCCTCGATCACGTCATCGACGTAGCTGGGCAGCAGCGTCGAGGGGATCAGGCCGCTGCCGTCCAGCCGGGCCAGACCGTTGGGGGCGTTCAGCGTCAGCTCGACATTGCGGCTGCGGGTCCAGAAGCCGGAGCCGTCCTGGGTGCTGGTGTCAGAGATGCTGATCGGCTGACTGGCGGTGACGCTCAGGCCCGCCAGGTAGCGGTTGTCGGAGTAGGTGCGGACCGCGAACTGGGTCGGGGCGGTGTCGGCGGCAGAGACGCCGGTGCTGGCCAGCAAGCTGGTGCTGTTCGAGACCTCCTGGAGCTGCACCCCCACCGTCGAGGCTCCGCCGTTGCGTGAGAACGGACCCACGGCGTTGAGCCCGCTGAGGTTGAACTGGCTGGTGTTGATCGTGACCGCGCCGGTGGTGCCATCCACCGCGAAGGCGCCGCCGGCCACCTTCACGTCACCGACATCGTTGACGATCAGGCCGAAGACCCGCCCCAGGTTGCGCTCGACCGCTTCGTTGCCGCGGATCGGCACGCCACCGTTCCAGGGGAGTGCTGAGTAGTTGGTGCCGGCGCCGACGTAGTTGGCGCTGTGGCAGCCGGCGCTGATCTGCGACCGCTGGCGGAAGTCCGCTGTAGCGCCCTGGGACACGTTGGCCGCCAGGCCGCTGCCCGAGGGGTTGAAGAACGTCACCCGGTAGCCGGCCCGTGTGGGGGCGGTGTCGGTGACGATCGTGCCGCTGGCGTCGATCGGGGTGCTCGACTGGATGACGTAGGGGTTGCCGCCGAGTAACAGGATCTGGCCCGCCGCCGGGCGGCTGCTGCTGCCCAGCCGGTTGGCACTCAGGCTCACCACATCCACCGTCAGGGCGCCGGACGAGGCCGCTACCCGCAGGGAGCCGGTGAACAGGGCCGTGGTGCTGTAGCCATCGGCCACCAGGCCGTAGATGCCGAACTCGCTGGCACCGCCGCCGCTCAGGGTCGCCTGGCCGCCGGTCTCGCACTGGACGTGCCAGGTGCCGAACAGCCCGAAGAAGCTGACCAGCTCGGCATAGCCGTCGTTCCGAACGACCGCGCCGGGGCCGCCCAGGTTCTGCTGGGTGAAGCCGTAGACCAGCAGGCTGCGGATCGGGGAATCGCTCCGGCAAGCCGCACCATCGACCAGCACGCCGCCGCCGGTGTCGCCGGTGCTGGTGCTGCCGGCCAGGCCGGCGTCATCCTCGGCGGTGATCGAGGCGCAGTCCTTGACGTAGGGGCTGGCGGTCAGGAACACGCCCGCCCCGCCGTTAGCGGCCTCGTTCAGCCGCACCGCCCAGGCCCGTGTCCCCACCGTGGAGTCCGTCGAGCTGGTGCCGGTGGCCTGATGGCCGCTGTGGGTGAAGTCCGCCACCATGCAACCGGAATCCAGCGCCCAGAAGCCGTTCAGCTCCTGACCGCTCGCGGGCTTGATGGTGGTGCCCCGCTGCAGCGCACCCTGGGCGAGGATGTTGGGCTTGAGCCGGAACGGCAGGGACGCCTCCACGAACTCGCCGGGGCCGACGAGGATCTTGGCCTTGGCGCCGGCGTTGGCCGTGACGTAGACGTTGGCGGCGGTCACCGCTGCGCCGATCGTCAGGAACGGTTCGCCGGGGCTGGTGCCGTTGTTGGTGTTGCTGCCGCCCTTGCTGACGTAGAAGGTGGCCGCATCGCGGAAGGCATCGAGCCGGGCCTTCAGCTCAGCGAAGCGGCTGTCGTCGCCAGCGGCCACAGTGCCGGCGGTCTGGCCGACGTTGATGCCAACGGTCTTCGTGCCGGCGTCGTAGGTGATCGGCGCGGTGGCATTGGCCACACCCGACGGCCCCTGGGGGCCCGTCGCACCCTGGGGGCCGGTGGCGCCCTGCGGACCCGTCGCACCGGTCGCGCCCTGGGGCCCCTGCGGACCAGTCGCACCCTGCGGGCCAACGGGGCCGGTCAGTGAGGCCAGGCTGACGAGGTTCGTCCAGCTGGCGTCTCCGGCGTAGCGCCACTGCACGTGGGTCGCGCCGGCCTGGAGCTCCACCTCGCGGCCATTGGCGCCAGCGGCACCGGCAGGGCCATCAGCACCGGCCGCGCCAGCAGGCCCCGCCGGACCCGTTGCGCCGGTGGCACCGGCAGGACCGGCCGGGCCCTGGGGACCAGCAGCACCTGCAGGACCCGCAGGGCCAGCCAGGTCCGCCGTCGCAATCAGGTTCGTCCAGGTGGTGCCGCCGACCACCCGCCACTGCACCTGCCCGCTGCTGACCCGCAGCTCGATCGCAGGGCCAGCCGGCCCGGCAGCGCCCGCAGGCCCAGCCGCACCCGGCGCACCCGCAGGCCCAGGCGTCACCACCCGCACCGCCGCCGGTCCGCTCGGGACCGTCACCCGCACCACATCAGGGCAGCTCATCAGGGATCCCTCCGGCTGGAGCGCAGGGCCACCGTCACGGGCCCTGTCGCCAGGAAGTGGTCATCGGCCACCGTCGCGCCCGGCGGCACCATCAGGCAGTCGTACCGGTAGTCGCCGCCCACCTTGAGCTCATTGACCGTCGCCTCGGGCAGCACCAGCTGCACCGTTCCGCCCGAAGGGTCCGCTGTCACCGTCACCGGGTAGATCGTGCGGGCCCGCGCATCGCTGACGGTGGCGTTGACGTCCCAGCCCACGAATGTCCAGGCAGCGCCGCTGGCATCGACCAGCTCGAAGCGCTTCAGGGCGTCAATGCCCTGCTCCATCGCCCAGGTCTCGTCCTCGATCCAGGCCACGGTTCGCCCTCGCTACCGCAGGTTTCCGGTCAGCGGCGCCGCTTGCGGGTCGGCACCGGACAGGCGGGCTCCTCGCTGGCCGGCTCCGCCGCGATCACATGGAACACTTCCGGATCGCCGCCCGGCAGCTCCTTCAGGTCCACCACCGACACGGGCCACGGGGCCGGGGTGAGGTCATCGATCAGCACCTCAGGCGCACCGGCGCCCACCACAACGATCGGCATGATTCTCCAGATAGTGGAAAGGGGCCCCGCAGGGCCCCAGTGTCACAGGGCTCGCCGCCCTCAGATCACTCGGGCTGCAGTGTCAGCGTCAGCGTCCCGGCGGGCACCAGCACGCCGTTGCCGGCGGTGGTGACGTTGCCGGAGGCGTCGAGCACTCGGGTGCCGGCCACCGCACGCACCGCCACCGGGCGGGGGGTGTCGGTGGTGAGGCTGGCAGCGGTCTTGGCGAGCTTGTGGATCGCGGCACCGCTCAGGGCCACCTCAGTGGTCCCGATGCCGGAGGCCTCGAGGGCCGCCACGGTCACCCAGTTGGCGCTGTTGTCGGCCGGCAGCGAACCGCCGGGGGCGACGTGGGCCACCTGCACGAGGTAGCCGCCAGCGGCATTGCTGGTCTGGCCGAACAGGATCGCCTTGTAGGTGTTCTGAGCGCTGAGGCTGGTATTGAGCAGCCGCTTGGTCCCGGTGCGGGATTCAGCGGCGCGGCCACGGGTGCCGGCCCCGACGTCACCGACCAGAACGGTCGAGGCGTCGAGGTGATACGCGCGGCGGGGAGAAAGGCCAGTCGCCTGTCCCATGGTTGTGTTCCTCCGATGGATGGATGGGTTAGGTCAGGGGTGGCGATCAGGCCACGGCGGCATCGGTGATGCCACGCAGGCGGGCAGCGGAGCGGCCGTTAAACACGGCGGCACCGACATACCACTCGATGCGGGTCCGATCCACGGGGGCGTCGGGCACTTCACCCAGCTCGCGCACGCTGACGCCGAAGGTGCCGCGGTTGCGGCCCTGGATCATCGTGGTCAGCAGATCACCCAGCGCCACGCAGTAGATACTGGTGGTGCTGCCGCTCTCGGTGAAGGGCAGGATTTGCTGGTTCTGGGCGTTGACGTCCACCGTGATGATGGGCACGTCGCCGTACTGCTCGACCCGGCGGCCGAACTGATCCTGGCTGTAGGTGATGAAGCCGCCGACCGTGGTGGAGCGGGATGCAGCGGTGAGGTACCGGCGCATCTTCTTGTTCATCAGCAGCACCTTCTGGCCGCCCTGGGCGTCAACCTCATCGATCAGCTGATCGAGCGAGCTCAGCGACAGGGCGCCGTTCTCGTTGATGGACTGGGAGCTGTTGTCGTTGATGCGAGCCTTCAGGCCGTCGAACTGACGGGGGTTGACGGACTCGTTGCCGTTGATGAACAGATCCTCAAGGGTCATCCGCATGGAGCGGACCTTCATCCGGATCTGGTTGGCCTTAGCTTCGGGGCCGTGGAAGTCCAGCAGGGCCGTATCGACGTCCACCTCAGAGGTGAAGATCTTGAGCGCTTCGGACTGGGGGTTCATCACCCCGTAGGTGTGATCGGCCGTCTCGTTGATGCCACGGAAGCCGACAGCCGGCAGTTCGCCTTCCTGTTCGTAGAAGATGCCGGCGCCTTCCACGTCACGGAAGGGCATGATCCCCAGCAGGGGACCTTCGGAGAGTTCGGAGATAACGGCGCCGCGAGCAAGATCCTGCTCGATCTTCGACGCCTCCAGCAGAGTGAGGCCCATTGTTCTCAAGGTGTTGGGTGTGCCCCCGGCCCACGTCACGCGGCGCTGGGTTGTCGGGCATCACGCCCATCACCAGGAGTTTTCCGGCCTCACTCCACCAGGCGCCGGGCTCAGCGCTTGCGGCCGAAGGCAGCCGCGAACTTGGCCTCAGTGCTGAGCTTGGTGGGATCCACCCCAGGGATCGCCCGGCCGTCGCGGTTGCTGCGGGAGCCGCCGCCGGAGCCGTACTGGCCCTTGAAGTGCATCCCGTGCAGCGGGTCATCCCTCAACCCGGCCAACCACTTCACCGGATCGAGCCGTTTGCCGGTCTCGCCGTCGAGCATCGGGTCGCCGTCACTGTCGGCCACGTAGAGGCCCTTGTCGTCGGCGTTGAAGCGCCCGCCGAACTGGGACCAGAAGTAGTCGAAGGCGGTCACGCCATCGGCGCTGGCATCGGTGCGGCCATCAGCGGCGAGGAACACATCCCGCGCCGCGAAGCGCACCGCCTGGCGCTGGCGCTCGGCCTTCTCGCGGTTGAGCTCCGCCGTCAGCTGCTCGACGGTGCCGGAGAACTTGCCCTCGGTCTCGCGGCGCACCTGCTCCAGCTGGGCCTGGGCCGCCTGCCGCTCACGCTCGGCCGCTTCAGCCCGGCGCTGGGCCTCCTCGAACAGCCGGGGGTCCACCTGCCCGCCGGACTGCAGCTCCTGCAGCTGGGCCGCCAGGCGCTGCCGCTCCGCTTCGGCCGCCTTGCGGTCCTGGCGCTCCTTGCGCAGGGCCTCCAGCACCCGCTCCACGTCGTTGCCGCCGCTCAGGTCGCCGGTGCTGGCGGCCGGGCTGGCGGGCGGGGTGGCCTCAGGGGTCGGGGCGCTGCCAGCCGGGATCTCTCCCGCTTCCGCCATGAGAGGGAAGCGATCGAATGAAAGTGTCATGCATTAGGCGGCATCACGCCGCACCAATCACTGCGCTAGAGGTTTCCGGCCTCCGGCGCATCCCTCAGGCGACGATCGGATCAGGGTCCGTGCGCACATCCACCCGGATCTGATTGCGGGGCCCCACGCCCTTCGGGACGGTGATGGCGAAGGTCGCGCTGCGCGGGAACTTCCAGCAGATGCGCGCCGCCACCTCCCGCAGCCGCGCCGCGCTGGCCCCGCTCCAGTCCACCAGGTAGACAGTCCAAATCTCAATCGCGTGCTCCTGCCGGTACTGCCGCACCGGCTCCAGCAGCGGCTCCGCCACCAGTACGCACTCAATCCCGCTCACCGTCGTTCCGGCTGCCAGCGCGCCGCCCTGGTCCCGCACGCTGATTGCCGGCGTGGTCGAGCCGTTCGACAGGGTGTAGGTGCCGAGGTAGCTGGCCAGCAGGGTCGCCAGCTGGCTGCGGACCGAGAGGATGGTGGCCATGCTTCAGGTTGCCGCCGCAGCGGCCTGCAGGAGGGTGCCCGCCTCGATCCAGCCGTAGCCGGGTCGCCTCGGGACCACCACGTCATAGGTGAGCAGGGGCCGATCCAGCTCACGCAAATGCAGGGTGCCGCAGACCGCACCACGCACCAGCACCAAGCCGGCCCGCACGTTTCGGCCCTCCCACTGCGGCGCCAGCACCCACACGGCGCCATCCTCGCTGCGCAGGGCCCGCACCTTCGGCGGCTTGGCCTCTGGCTGCACCGAGGCCAGCACCTGGGGCCAGACCGCCAGCAGCAGCTCCGGCGCCCGCTGCTGATGCCGCAGCTCCAGCGCCACCGCGGCCACCTCCGGCCGGAACGGCGCCTGGGATCCGCACTCCGCCTTCTCGTCGAAGAACGTGAAGTCCTGCGCCTTGAACTCCTTCGACTTGCTGGGGTCGCGGTTGATGTTCGCGGTCAGGGCCGTCAGCTGGGCCACCGGCAGCTCAAGCAACGCCAGCCGCTGCCGCTGCAGCCGCCGCAGGCTGCGGTAGGCGTCCAGGACCGTGGTCCTCAGCTCGCCGGCGAAGGTGCCGCGTCCGAACTGACCGGGGAACGCATGGCAGAGCTCCCAGAAGACTTCCGCCCAGTTCGTCGTCGGCCGTTTCCACTGACCGCGCGCGGCTTTCCCACCTCCTCATCCGACACCGGTTCATCGACCTGCTTCTCGGCCGCCTGCTCATCGAGTACCAGCTGGTTCAGGCCCTGGAACAGCACGCGATCCATCCGGCGCGTGTCCTCCAGGCTCCAGGCCGGCCGATTCAGCCGCGAGCGGATCAGGGCGGTCACACCGGCTTCCATGTTGCACTGCCCGCTGC